CTAATTGTTCCGTGTGTATAGCTAGAGGAGTTACATATTTTATAATATCCTGACGTTGTAGTTGTTATCGTAGAATCTGTTAACGTAGTGTTAATAGTTAAATCCGTTTGAAACTTTCTAAATGTATAATAAGTATCCGCCACTCCTATTGACAGAGTACTATCTCCATCAACGTATAATTGACCTATGTATTGCGGTGCAACTATTTTTTTCTCAAATATAATACTATCATTTGGGGAGGTTATTTTTTTAGTTATTACAGAATCAGCATACATTGCAGGGGTTACTACTTTTTCATTAAAATAAAAAGGTATATCACTTAACCCAGAATCACATAATACATGCAATGATTTTAACCCTCCGCTTATTTGACCTATGTCTAGTAATGAGTTAGCTCCTGTAAAAGGGTCTATATCAATTGCCGGTGATGATGCTGTTTGATTTAGTCTAATTCCAATACCTCCATTAGTAGTGCAAGATGAAACAAAAGAGGCTCCCGATGTACTTGTATTTTCGATAGCTATCATAGCCCCATTCCCACCCAATAAACCATATATTCCAGTACCATCAGAAGGGCTTTCTATTTTTATCCCAGAAGCTGGATTCCCTGCATTATTAATTAATAGACCTGTTGAGCTACCATCTGCAACATCTATAACAATTGATTTAGAATAATTTGAAGTTACATGTAGCGCAGTGTCGCCGATTGACGATGTTAATTTTAACGTATTTAAATTATAAGTAAAATTAGAACTACCTCCACTAGTGTCGTTTACTTCGTATAACACTGCGCCGGTTGGCATATATTGTAAACTAATATTCCCTGAATTTAAAGAAATACTAGCAATACTATCTTCAATCATACCACCAACATAAGACACATGAGTTAAAGATAATGCTGTTAAATCTTGATAATCAGCATAATATTTTAAACCTGTCTGGGAACCTCCGGCTTTATAGTCTCTAAATATGTTATCTGTAGCATTCATGGAAAGTATACCACCGCCAGGACTAGTATTTGTTCCAAATGAACTAGTTATTGTACCGCTTAATTCTAAATAATTCGGATATACCCCAAAGTTATTTACCCCAGAGTTAGCCCCAATAAATAAATTCCCTGTTATTCCGTCAAAGTTTAAAGTATTTCCATCAAGTTCAATTGAAGTACTTTCTATTAATGTATCGCCCCATTTAACATCATTACCATCTCTTACTAATCCGTTGGTGAAATTTAACGTTCCAATTGAATTTGTTACATAGGTATCATTTACTAATGTTCCTGAATAAACGCCAGTTATTACACTATCTTTTAACTCAATAGATGTTATAGCAAATGTATCGGCTGTTATATTAAACGTAGTATCTGAAGATAACGTCCATATACCACCGCTATATATTAACGAAACAGTATCATTATTTTGAACAGCATTAAACCCTTTTCGTATAGTGCTTTGAGAATAAACACTTACACTTATAAGTGCAATTAATAAGATTAATATTTTTTTCATTACTTTATGATTTGTCCGTCCCATGTTCCTGCTTGTATTGCACCTCCAAAATCGAAGGTTAGTTGTGTATCTGATACCCTTGTCATTATAGCGTAAGCGTTTTCATATGTTCCATTAGGTCTACGTAGCGATGGTTTAGGGTAGCTTGTCGAAAAAGGTAGATTAACAGTTAATATCCCTGCAACCAAACTAGCGGTAGTAAATTGGAAATTATAATTATCATCTACATTGTTTTTAGCTTGTGCAAAATTACTATCTAGATCAGCTAGTAAATCGGCTGTTTTATAATTAGTACCTTCCGATATGGCTTTTGTTAATATGTCTATGTATGCCATAATATTGTTTTTACAAATTTAATGTTTATTTATACTAAATAAAAATTATGCGTCAATCCTTTTATCTATATTTATAGCTTCTAATAAGTCAACATATACAGGCCATTGAATAGCCCAAAATGTCTCAGTTACAAACTCATTTTCTAATGATCTATTGTTCAGTACTATACTATTAATAGAGTAATAATCTTTTACTTTATCATTACCCTTGCCTACCGTGTTTATTATTAAATCTAAATCCCCGCCTAAATTGGAATTTATAGTTAATTTATTAGGAATTATTACATCTTCCCATATACGCTCTAAATCGCCCAATTCTTGTAAGCATATATCAAACACATTTTGTCCTTCTTGTACTTTCATAATTACGCTATTGTTCCAGTTCCAGTTCCTAGGCCAGATCCACTTATGCCAACGCCAGGAGTTACGCCTGCTACGCTAGTTACCGTTACTGTAGTGTTTATAGTCCCGCTTTTAACATATGTATCTAGCGCATTAGATAAGCCAGTGGCAAGATTATCTATCCCTTGCGTTTGTTCAGTTGTTAAACTACCTGCATATTGACTTGTAAATATTGCTATTAAAGCCGCCTTTAAGCCAGTTTTATTTAGTGCCATTATGTTAATAAGTTGTTAATACTTGTGTTAATACTTGTAAAATCAGCAACATTTAAAGGTACACCGCTAGTTCCAGAAGGGGTTGGTACAGTAATCAACTTTATTGCCGAAATTAAATTATTTAGTATAGTTTTCAAATCATCCGATGTATTAGATATATTTACTTTATCTGTTAAGCTTAATTTAGCCCCATCAGATGTAATAGTTTCAATACTATCTATTTCAGAATACTGAATAATTACCCCAGTTTGATTATTAATAAAAGATAGTAATATATAGCTATTAATAGCAGGCTTAATGTAAATGCCTGTTGTTAGTTCAATAGAAGCTTGTAAACGTCCTTTACGTTCTGCATCGCCATTTATTGGCTCTAATTGGCAGGTTCGTTTTGTCGTGTCGATCGACAATACTTTACAAATAGATGAATATCTCTTTTCTTTTCTATCCATCTTATCGAATATATCTTGGAATATTTCAATTATATTTCCGTTCATTTTGCTTTATATTGTGCTACTTGCTGTCTTAATTCTATCTCTTGGAAACCTCCATTCATATCTATTTTTGTTACAACACTTCTTACTTTATATTTCCCGTTCCTTTCTTGGTATTGAAGATCATACAAATTTATATAATCGTTTATTTCTGTTAAAGGCTCTAAATAAGTAGTAAATGTTCCAGAATATCCAGTATAATAAAATTTAGGGTACTCCTTTCTGAGCAATGCTTCTAGTTCGCTTTCTGTTTTATTATATGCGTTCAAAGTCCTTTGCTCTCCAGGTATGCCCGTGTCGTTTACAATTAATTCTTTATTTTTTGTATATGCAAATAATTCAATCTTTTCATTAGTGTCTAAGTTTGAAATTCCCTTTAACACTAAATAATAATCGTTATTGTCTTTATATATTAAATTATTTTCAGCTACATTATGCTGAATTATGAAATTTTTTGTTTCACCTTGCAGATTATCCATTACCCCTATATATAAAACACCGTTATTTGGGAATATTTTCAAACCTACTTTTTCAAGCTCCTGAAAAACTTGTATACCATTGATAACAGAATTATTATCTATAATAAAGTCACCTACATTAAGGTTTTCTAAACCGCTTTCTTGGTAATTAACTTGAATTAAAGTTCCTGATATAACGTAATTAACGATATTTTTAAGTAATGATTTTACTCCTCCGCTTGGTGGAGTTTTATAAAATGTTTTTGAAGCCACATTTATTGATTTCAAAGCATATCCATAATCTTCGCAATAAATAGTTATATTTTCTTTTATTTCCATTCTAGTAACAAACCCGGTAAATCGTAAAGGTAGCTGATCGAATGTTTTATTATATCCTGACCAAATTTTCACAACGTCATCTCTACTTATTAAAGCTTCTAAATTTTCAGATTCATTGACGATGAATGATGCTTTGCTTTTTTCTCGATACAAAATATTAGGCAGTACGATAACAGCATTTTGAGTAAAATTATCAATGCTTTTAGTTATCTCAGTGCTAACACAACCAGTAACTCCTATGTTGCCTATCTGTATTTTCTGAAAAAGACTATACATTATGAATTAAGTATATTAATTAACTGTTCAGAATCTTCAACTTGCTCTTGGGTAAATTCAAGTATATTATTTTTATCACTCATACAGTTTATTTCAAATGATTGATTATTCCTGCCTCCTTCAATTTGTGGAAATCTATAATCTGTAATAACTACATGATTAATCCCGAATATTTCATTTAGAAATTTAGAGTAAATAGGTATTTGATACCCTGCTTTACATATAAAGATTAATGTTTTTAACTCTTGCTCTGGAAAATAATTATTTGATACTACTTTTACCGACTCCCATTGATCAAAATCACTATCATATTTGCCGGAAATAGTTCCGGTTATTAATATCGTATAGTCACCATCTGATATATATTGTTTTACGGTTCCATTTTTTCCTTGGATTGATGTTGCTACTATATTTCTAGTCATTGACACATCGACAAGCACCTCTATAAGTTTCAATGGGTTATATGACACTTTATTACCCTGTATATCTAAGTAATTATTACTACCCTTATTTGTTGTGCTTCCAAATGTTACCGAATCATATATTGGAGTACCTAAAGGCGAGATATCATCTGGTATTGCATCTAAGGTTATAGCATTCTTTTTGTCTAATACCTCCCTTAATATCTGTATCTTTACAAGATTTGTACTAGCACCTACTAAAGTCCCACCTATATTATTAAATCTAAAATCTTTCTCGTTTGCCATGTTACCCTGCTTTTAATGATCTTTGAGCATCGTTTGTTGCATTTAATAAAACTTCTGTTATCATTCTTTGTATCTGAGGTAAGCTTTCGGTTAAATTCTGAGTGTTTACCGATAATGTTTCTACCATTTTACCAAATGTTATATTTATTACCTTTGGCGAACGCGAGGTTATAGTTGTTTCTTTAACAGTCTCATTAATGGTGTTATTAGTGCTTAATCCATCTTTTGAATGCTTATCAAACAATTTTATTTGATTATTTATATTTTTTAATAAGCCGTCATAAATATTTATATATGGTTTTATATCTTTTATATTCGATTCTTTTACAAAATCAGGCACGTCCGACATTTTTATATTCTCAACCGAACGTTTCATCTCTGCTATTTGCTCGTTAAATATATCTGCTGACGCATTTAATTCGTCTATTCCAAAGTTTTTAATTACTTCCCTGAATTTATTTATACTTTTTAAATCAAGATTTAAAACATCTATTCCAAACTCATTCTTAGTTAGAATACCTAACGATTTTAACATTTTACTAACTTTTTCTTCTAAAGCAATTAACGCTGGTTTTTCTAATTGTTCATTTAATAGTTTCTGTTGATCTGTTGCATCTTTTTGCTTATTTCTTAATTGTATTAATTTTGTTATTAATAATGTTATGCCAGTAATCGCTAACCCTATAGCATTACCTCTCATGGTTGCGTTAAAAGTTTTTGTTAATCTTATTGCAGATTTTAAACCCCTATTTGAGGCTATAATTGAAAATCTAAACAATTTATTTGCTATCATAGCTATTTTAATTGCTCTACTGGTTGCATACATTATTGTTTTATACAACACATATATTTTTATAGCTTTAACGGTTAATTTGATAAGATTTTCAATTACATCCTGATTTTTTACTAATACGTCAACTAATTTAATTACCCTATCAGCATATTCTTTTAAAACACCGTTATTTTCACCTAAATTAGCACCTAGCAACTCAAATTTACCTCTTATTGTTGATATTTTACCCCCTAATGTAGCTGATTGCTTTTCCATTAAATTAAAGAAAGTACCACCCTCACTCGTCATTACGCCGAAAGCTTTAGCCATTAAATCAGATGTTATTTTTCCTTCGCTCCCCATTTTCATAACCTCAGCTGTAGTAATGCCGAACATATCAGAAAATGTTTGTAATATAGGTACGCTTCGC